ATAATCGACCCATGACTTCCAGACTGAAACTGACAGCCATTCAGGAAGGTCAACACCAGCCGGATCGAACGAAGCCGGTTTGGGGGATTTAGGGGGTTTATTAATATTGTCTTTATTGTCTTTTGTATGTTTGTCTTTTGTGTTTACCTGATTTGGGTAAGTGTCGTTACCTGATTCGGGTAAACTTTTCTTACCTGATTCGGGTAAATTTACCTCTTTCAGGTAAACTTTATTTTCTTTACCTGATTTGGGTAATTTCACCCATTCGCTGACCGCTTTGTTGATCCCCACAGTTCGCCCGATTTGGGTAAATACCCCACGCTTAACTAACGCACTTTTAGCCGCAGAGCATTTGTGTGGGAGAATGCCGGTCAGGGCAGACAACTGATCGTTACTGACCCAATCTGCCTTTTTGTTGAAACCGTATGTTTTTCGCATTACAGCCATGAAGACCAGCAGCTGATGCTGAGACAATCCAGCCAGCATGACAGCCTCCAAAAGTTCATTGGCGATGCGCGTATACCCATCATCAAGATCTGCCACGCGCGGCTCCTTAGGTGCCACGTCAGGCACAGGGAAATTGATTACTTCGGCAGTGTTTGCCATAATTGCTCCTGTGAATTGATCCAGTTAATTCCACCTGAAAGCCGTTGGTGTTACAGCACCGCGGCTTTCGCCCTTTCTGCGTTCATGCTTCAAAATCTCCCTTTACTCCATCCCTGTTAGAAATCAGGATGGCCAGCAGCAGCGACATATTCGGCACCAGGTTCTCCCGCCACCGGCTTACGGTTGATTTGTTCACGCCAGCTACTTCGGCGATCCTGGTGGTCCCAAGATCTGCTATTTGCCGCTGCACCCAGCTCTCAATTCGTCGTGCCTCCGCTTTGTTGCGTGTTGTTAAGGTGTCCATTTGCGATACTTCCTCTGATGTAATTGGTTATTGCCGCCGGTCAGGCGGCTGTTGATTTATTTGGCTCGTCGCCAAAGAGAAGCCATTCAGGCTCGCACTTAAGGGCGCGCGCCAGCTCAACAAGGTAACGTGGGCGTTTTGTTGTCCCAGCCTCAATGGCCTGCAGAGATTGCTGTTTCATGCCAGCCAACTTCGCTAGCTGGTCCTGAGACAGATTCATCTCTTCACGTTTTTGCTTGAGTCGTTGAGAAATTGTTTCCATATCTCCTCCACAGTTTTATCTGTATTCTCTGACAGTTATTTCTGTTTGTCAATTACAGTTTTAACTGTGATTATCAGGGAGGACAGAGAGAGGTATTTATGAGCCTTGCGGATCGCGTAAAGCAGAAGAGAATTGAATTGGGGTTAACCCAGGCAGAAGCAGCTGAAATGGCCGGTATTCGGCAACAGTCCTGGCAGAGCATTGAAGACGGGAAAACACTTAAGCCTCGGAATATAATTGGTATAGCCAAGGCTCTTAAATCCGATGCTGACTGGCTGATGAATGGCGGCGCTTTTATGCCGGTGGCAGAGGTTAACAGCAGGAGAGTTCCGTTGATAAGCTATGTACAGGCTGGTGCCTTAGCTGAAAAAAATCCCATCGAGGCTTTCGACGGAAACCTCGAGTATATTCTCACGGACTCTGATATCTCTGAATACACCTTCGCGCTGCGCATTGAAGGTGACTCAATGGAGCCTGATTTCAAGGCTGGCGACATTATCATCGTTGATCCAGAAGTTGAGCCGACGCCAGGTGAGTTTGTTGTGGCCAGGAACGGCGGCGCGCAGGCAACTTTCAAAAAATATCGCCCAACATACATTGACCCCATGGGCTGCCAGCACTTTGAACTGGTCCCTCTAAATGATGACTACCCTGTCATTAACAGTGATCACCAGCCATTGACCATCATTGGCGTTATGATTGAGCATCGCATCTACCGCAGAAAGCGATAGCAGAATCCCCTCCCCATAAAAATCACCGGCTCCGGCCGGTTTTTTTACGTCCAAACAAAAATATTTTCCAATCAAATACAGAAACATATGTATTTCACGCCATAAAATACAGTTTTGTCTGTTGACGATAATACAGTTTTATCTGTATCTTTACCCCATCGAAACGAAACATCGACAGCTGAGCGAAGTTAGCCAGCGGCGGACAGCAAGTCGCCTGCTTTTTAACAACATGCAGATTTACAGCGTCAATGACCTGTTAAGACCCCTACACGTAAACGTGCTGTATCACCGGGTGCGATCCGGTCGGTGAGAGAGTATCCCCGCGCGAGAGCGAGAACGGCGTGAGAACGGGCAACACTGGCAGGGAGTTGGCGCTGACCAATACAGGGAATGTTTTGGGGTGTGGTCAGTGAGAACGGCCTAATCGTGAAGAGGGCCCGGCTCATGCGGCTGGTTACCGCCCACACCACCAAAGCATTTCACAGCGCGTTAATAACAACTTATTGAGGTGAGGCAATGGATATTGAAATACCAAGCAGCTTCGATCCGGAATGGCAACAAGCAATGCTTCGTCAGTTAGCAGGAAACATCGAAGCTCTTAAGGAGCGAGAAGATGAATCTGAAGAAAACGAGCTTCTCAACGACTGCGAAGAGATTATCGAAGCTCTTCGTGAATATTCAGGGTATTGAGGTCGCTAAAGCGGCCTTTTTTGCGGGTAACTACAGAGGGTAAGGGTATGGAAGCATTGGTAGTTGAAAGAAATGAAGATGGTCACTGGACGCATCCGGACTACGCGGATCTGTTTGGTGATCGCGAAATAATCTCTCCTGACGAGTTCAGATCATTTTGTGAAAAACACGGCATTGAGTCCTCCATCGTTGAAATGGAGAACGATGACAACCAGACCGTAATCGACTCTTATTTCGAAGACGGAAACCCGAACATCAGCGGATGGGACCCATCGAAACCAGATGGTGATGGTTGGTTCATCGGTTCTATCCATGACACTGAAGATGGGCCGCTATGCGTGTGGTTCAGAAAGAAACAATAGACCCGCTCCGGCGGGTTTTTTATCGGCCATACATAGGTAGATTTTCGAGTCTGCCCATTTATGACAACCGGCGGCCATCCACCGCCCATTGAAACACTGAATAAATGCGTTGAAGTCTTGTATTAACCGTTCCGTTCGCCGCGATAAGGCCAAGAGGATTTATGACAATTGATTTTGAAGTGAATGCTACAGGTATTGATGTTTCAACAAGTGGTTACCGTGACCACGTAAATTTAGAAGTCCGCGGCGTGGAGCTCTCAGATCTTATCTCTGAAATTGAAGGGAAAGCGCTCTTTCAGGAAATCGATCTTGATGACTACATAGACTGGGCTGAGGCCGCTGGGCATACCGATGACATTCTGGATCGCCTTGACGCTGATGAAGTAATTGAGTGGCTTCGCAGGAAAGGTCATCTGGAGGCTGAGTCATGACAGTCATCCACAACGGCAAGCAATACACCGCCAAAAAGCTCAACGATAACGAGTGGCAGCTGACGTCGGTATCAAACCCGCGTGAAAAGTTGGTACTTAACCGCTGGCAGATGCATATGGCTGGCCTCCTGGTACAGGTTGAGGTGAAGGTATGATGCACCACTACGGAACCACCCCGCTCATTCGCCAGTGCGTCACGCCAGGCATGATGGCATTGCATGAAGGCTGCACCTATCGCGTCTCAGCAGTCATTCAGGAGCGCAAATGGGTGTACCTGCACACCGATGCAGAAATCATCCGCCTCAGTGACTGCGTGATTGACGTCCTTCTGGACGGTCACGGCAACCCTATCCAGCAGTAACCACCCTATTCAACCGATCGGCCTGGCCTAACCGGGCGGGATCTGCACATCCAAATTTCAGGAGAAACCATGAGCGAAGTAACGGACTTAACTGTCATCGAAATCAAGCCGGAACAAGCACCAGTGCTTTACGTAGCGGGCGGCCTTGACGCTTATCTCGAGCAAATCCGCCAGGCAGTAAACGAAGTGCCGGACCTGTCCACGAAGAAAGGCCGTGACCGTGTCGCTTCTCTGGCGGCGCAGGTGTCCCGCAGCAAGACGGCAATCGAAAAGCCAGGCCGTGAGTACCTGAAGCGCCTGAAAGAGGCTGTTCGACCGGCTGAGGCCGAAATTAAGCGATTCGTTGATGCCTGTGACGAGCTGCGCGATGCGACCCGCCGCCCACTCACCGAATGGGAAGCCGAGCAGGAACGCATTAAGGCTGAAGAAGCCATGAACGCGCTGCACGCCGAAGCGCTGGAGATGAACATCAGGTTCGATCAGGAGCTGGTTGCCAAGTTCGAAGCGGACCACGAAATGGCCCTGCTGATGAATAAGGATTTTGACCGTGACCGCGAAGAGCAGCGCCGTCTGGCGGAACAGGCTCAGCGTGAACGTGATGAGCAACTGAAACAGGAAGCGGCAGAACAAGCCCGCCGCGATGCAGAAGCGAAGCACAAAGCTGAGTTGGATGCAGCGGCACGCCGTGAGGCTGAAGAGAAAGCGCGTGCTGAAGCTGCGGAACGCCAGCGCATTGAAACGGAACAGCGTGCAGCTCGCGAGAAGCAGGAGGCGGAAGCCCGGGCGGAACGCGAAAAAGCCGCGGCGGTTGAAGCCGAGCGCCTGAAGGCAAAACAGGCCGAAGATGCTCGCCTGGCCGAAGAGAAGCGCAAAGCCGACGAGCAAGCCAAGCGCGAAGCTGACGTGAAGCACCGCATGACGGTCGGCACCAACATCGTTAACGCGCTCACCAGCAACACCAGCCTAACCCGCGAACAGGCTATCGAAGTTCTCACCGCTCTGAAGGATGACCTGATCCCCTGCGCGAAAATTCATTACTGAGGCAATCATGAACGCATACCTCACTTACGACCGCATCGAAGATCGGCGGTGGGTTGAGCAGCAGCTCACCGACGAGAAAGAGAAGTGGATCGACGACCGGGCGAAAGAACTGATCGCCATGTTCCCGAAATATGCTTTGCAAATGAGTAGCCTGTTTCTCCCAAAAGAAGCGCAAATGGCACTAGTCGGTGAAAAGGCAGAGGAAGCCTATAACGACTATGTCACACGCATCTGTTACGACCGCGCCGAAGAAGAGTGGGATCGCCTTCATCCAACCTGCCCGTTTTAACTTTGAGGGATTTAACAATGAGTACTGCACTTTCCACCATGGCCGGGAAACTGGCCGCACGCCTCGGCATGGATGCCGGTACAGACCTGATGAATACGCTGAAGAATACAGCGTTCAAAGGTGGCAACGTCACGGACGAGCAGTTTACAGCCCTGTTGATCGTCGCCAACCAGTACGGCCTGAACCCATGGACAAAAGAGATTTATGCCTTCCCAGATAAAGGCGGGATTGTCCCGGTCGTCGGCGTTGATGGATGGGCTCGCATTATCAACGAGCATCCTCAGTTTGACGGCATGGAGTTCTCTTACGACAAGGAAGAAGGCGCGTGCACCTGCAAGATTTACCGCAAAGACCGCAAGCACCCGACAATAGTCACCGAGTATATGGGCGAGTGCAAACGCAATACTCAACCCTGGCAGTCCCACCCTACCCGCATGCTTCGCCATAAGACACTTATCCAATGCGCGCGTCTGGCCTTTGGTTTCGCTGGCATCTTCGACCAGGACGAGGCAGAGCGAGTGATTGAAGGAACAACGGCAGAGGTTCATGCGGGCCATGAATCAGATAGCCGTCGCCCGGATCTGATCGCAAAAGGTGAGTCAGCCGCGCGCCTTGGAACCGTTAAGTATCAGGAGTTCTGGGTGGCGCTGAGCGCTGAAGAGAAGCAGGTGATCGGCGCAGTTGAGAAGCGACGCATGTATGACATGAGTCTTGCTGTCGACAACGCCGAACCTGTCAATGTCCCAGAGACGGAGGCTGAATGATGGAGCAACGTACACTAAAAGACCTGATGGTCTATAGCCCAAAATCTGGCGTTTTTACATGGATCAATCCACCGCAAGGTCATGAGGAATTGCTTGGTGAGCGGGCAGGCAGCCCAGCCAAAGGAAACAAGACCTACTGGTTGATTCAAATAAACGGAAAGAAATATAAGCGCTCACATCTTGCCCACTTATTTATGACGGGCAAGATGCCATCCGGTGTAGTTGACCATATAAACGGCAATTCTCTGGATGATAGATGGCTCAATATCAGGGACACCACATACGCCGTGAACGCCCAAAACAGGCTCGTTGGAAAGTCCGGAAGAAAACTTCCAATGGGCGTTAAGAAATTAAAAAGCGGCCGTTATTTAGCAAGAATTGGCGTTGAAAGAAAATCCGTTTCTCTTGGAACCTTCGATACCGTTGAAGAGGCTCGGTCGGCATATCTCATAGGTAAGGAGAAGTACCATGCTTCAGCGTTCGCCTGAATGGTTTGCCGCGCGCTGCGGCAAGGTCACAGCCAGTCGCCTGGCTGATGTCATGGCCCGGACTAAGTCGGGCTACTCCACCAGCCGTCAGAACTACATGGCCGAGCTGATTTGCCAGCGGCTGACCGGGAAGCTGGAGGAAGGGTTTTCGAATGCCGCGATGATACGCGGTACCGAACTGGAGCCAGTGGCGCGCGAAATGTACGCGCTGAATGAGTTCGATGCGGAAATCACTGAAGTTGGACTCATCGATCACCCAACCATACCCGGATTCGCAGCCAGCCCGGACGGACTTGTTAACGACGACGGGCTTATCGAAATCAAATGCCCCAATACCTGGACCCATCTTGAAACGCTGAAAACTGGCGAGCCAAAGCGCCAGTACATGCTGCAAATGCATGCGCAGATGATGTGCACCGGGCGGAAATGGTGTGATTTCGTTAGTTTCGATGATCGCCTGCCGCCTGATCTCGCCTATTTCAAGAAGCGCATTCATTTCGATGAAGAGCTGGCGCGCGAAATCGAGTCTGAGGTTAAGAGCTTCATTGCAGATCTGGAATCTGAAATTCAGAAAATCACAGAGCGTGCAGCATGAAACGCACACCCTTCTACCGCAGGCCCGGGCGAACCGGGCAATTCTCGGGCCTCCGTGAGCGTGTTATCTGGATGATTCAGACGCGCGGCCGCCCGGTAACCGGTAGTGAAATCGCCGAGAAGTTCGGCGTAACGCTCATCGAGTTCAACCGGGTCGCCAACGGCATCACCCGCGGTTCCGGGCAAATAGCGCAAATTGTCGCGTCGGAAACATGGCTCAACGAGGACGGTATCTGCGACCGGACATTTAGCCTGGCCAGCAAGCCAAAGGTCGTAACGCCGCAAGGCAAATCACGCCTGTTCACCCGGCGCGCCATTGAGCAATCGCAGGAAGGCAGGCGGCAGGAGTGCATTGCTCGCGCCGCCCGCCGTCGCCGCCTGATTGCTCAGGGCCTCTACATTGACGAAATGGAGTCCATCCTATGACTCACGCTCACGACGACATCAGGGTTGGCACACTGCGCCTTCCCTTCATTGGTAACGGCTGGCTAATGCCATGGGGTGAAGTGGTAAGCAATCCATTAAAGGCGCAGAGACTCGCTGAGGAATATCGGGAAAGGCAGGAGGCCGCATGACACCAGAAACAGACAACGCCAGTATCAAGGCACTTATCACCAGGTCGCTAAAGCGGCCTTTTTTATTGATGGCGTTCACCTTCAACCGAATTAACAGACAGTTCCGGGAGCATTGACCATGAGCGATAAGTGTACATTGGATGGAAATCTAATTAATCGCTGCGACATGCTGGCTAAGGCCCTCGAGTATGGAAACCCATCATATCGTTCGAAAGGCGCGTTTATCCCTGAGCGAGTGAATTTCAACACTGGCAAGCCGGCAATCGATATTGCACAACTACACTCCGGCGAGTATGTCGGACGTGGAATCGCTATGAACTTCTGCCCCTTCTGCGGGGAGAATCTTAAGACATGGGAGCAGTGATTATGCCCGACATCATCGATACCGCAGCAGAGATTGAAGAGCTTCAGCGTAACGCTGCCCTTTCCGCTCACCGCATCGACCGTAATGCCGTTTCAGCGGAGCATTGCGAAGAATGCGGCGAGGATATCCCAGCGCCGCGACGCGCTGCCGTTCCCGGCTGCCAGACGTGCGCCAGTTGCCATGAGGAAATCGAATTGAGGAATAAGCAGAGGGGGCACCAGTGAAAGAGCGCGGAATGATTTTTAACGAGTATCAGGTGCGCGCCTTGCTTGATGGCAGCATGACGCAGGTTCGTCGGCCAATAAAATGGCGTCAGACTCGGGCTACCGAAATTGCAGAGCGCGATGACGGTAGCCGGTGGCCGTGGAGTGAGGATGCGGAAAATGTTTGCGATTACTGGCATCCATGCCCATTCGGTGCAGTAGGCGATGTTATTTACGTCAGAGAGTCATTTTCACGGCTCGACTCATTTAACTTCTTCGATCCCGCAGTGCCTCATGAAGTACCGGATTTCTGGTATTGGGCCGATGGTGATCCGGAATTGGGAGACTGGACGCGCCCACAATCTGGCGCAGTCATGCCTCGCGACGCCAGCCGAATCAGCCTAGAGATAACCGGAATCCGCGTAGAGAGACTTCAGGATGCCGATGAATCAGCCATGCTGAATGACCTTGGTGACATGCTCGAACACGACGAAACCGAAGCGGGTCGCGCCTTCAACCATGCTGAGCATTATGCGATCGCTGGAGTTCCGGTTGGTCTGTGTCCAGAAATGCACGGATTTAAAGCGTGGTGGGATAAGACAAATGGCGCTGGTAGTTTCGACTCCAACCCTTGGGTCTGGGTAATCGAATTTAAGGTGGTGCCCAATGTTCAGGATAATCCAGCCTAACACCTGGTACGCCGATCCCCACGGCGCACCCTGCAAAATCCTCCGCGCCACCCACGAAGTCATCCACTACATCCGCAACGGCCGCACCTGCATCGCCAGCATGGGTCGCTTTCAGCATGAATTCGAGCCGCTGACCAAAGCACAAGCCGCTCGGATCGCCGAAGAAATAGAAACAGCAGAGCACATCGAAAAATTAAGGAGCATGAGACGTGATCGGAATACTAAAGCCAGTACTGGAATCTCAGTGGCCGGTGCGATGCCACGACCCCAAGCGGAGCAACGTGTGGGCTAACTCTTACTTTCTGGTCCAGGAGTTTCAGGAAGAAAACGGCGTCATACGCCTGACGGTGAACACCACCAGCATTGGCAGCTCTGGCCGGTGGAAGGATGGCATCAGCTGGGATGCGTTGCAGGAGATAAAGTCAGCTGTTGGCTATGGGGATCGGGATGCCGTGGAGATTTACCCGCGGGATTCTGATGTGGTGAACGTGGCGAACATGCGCCACCTGTGGATTACGCCAGAGCCGATTAGCTTCGCCTGGCGGAAGTAATTTTATACTGCGTGCCCAGCGCGCGGCATGAGGAAAAACAATGCCTAATCACGTAACAAATCGCCTGACAATCACAGGTGACGAGAAGTCTTTGTCTGAACTTTTTAATGCCTGCTTCCGTAAACAAAAACGTGAGGTTCCTGAGTACTGGCATGAGAAAGCAAATGATGTAGAAGCTGACGAAAAAAGTCGTAAAGAGTGGTCTGAACGCATAGCTGATCTCGAAGCTCGAGAGCCGTTTGATGTGTTCGACTTCAACCGAATTATCCCAGCTCCAGCATTTATTTTCACTGGCGACTCTCTTACTGGCGGGAGCCGGGAAGAGTCAACCGGCCGTAACTGGTACGAATTTAATTCTAAGCGATGGGGTACAAAGTGGAACGCCTACGACATGTCTATCGTCGAGCGCACCGATTCGAAACTGGTCATTAAATTCGATACAGCTTGGAACATCCCTGAGCCCATCATCAATGAATTGGTCACCTGGTTCCCTGAGTTAACTTTCTTCCACGAGTTTTATGACGAAGGTGGATGGTTCTTTGGCGATCGCACCTTCCAGGCGGGCCAGATTGTAGTGGACCGCTACATAAATGGTGATGACCGTGAAAAGAACAAAGAACTTGAAAGACGCCTTTCCATTGAACTGAAAGGATGGGACCCAGATTCTGACGAAGACGACTGACGCAACTGATAGCCAGTTATGAGCTGGCTATTGGGTGCGAAAGCACTGCTCCGTTATCCCTTTTGCCCGGCCCGGCGCCGGGCTTCTTTTTACAGGTGACAAAATGAAAAAAGGTTTACTGCTACTGGCTGTTCTGGCGTTGTCTGCGTGTGATGTGAATGATGCGGATGTGGCCAGCCGTAACGTCAGCAAAGCCGCGGACAATTTCGAAGCTCAGCGTCGCTTTGTTTTCTATAACGGTATCACCGGCGAATTCATGCTGGAGATCACCGGCCTTTGCTCCAAAGACAACACCAGCACCGATCGTACCCTGGGCGTCATCTGCAAGACCGGACCAGGCGTCTACAAAAAGCACATGCTCGGCCTGTCGGATAACGTGACCTGGTTCATGGAAGATCTGAGCGGCACGAACGCCAGCGTGAACCATTATCGCGTCACCTTCAAACCTTCAGTAATCATCCCTGATATCGATATCCGCTAGCCGTCTAACAGCAGGAGCGCCCTATGCAATCAAACCCCATGACCCGGCTCATCGCCGCACTTATGGCGCTGGGCGCTCTCATCTCATTTCTTCACGAACCGGAAGGTGTGCAATGGCTGCTTTTATTGTGGGCGCAATAGTCCAGAAGAAGACCGGCGGCATTCATGGCGTAGTGGATAGTCTGCAGGACCCGGACGGCGACCATCCACAGTTCTGGGTGCGGTGGGACGACCGAAATTATTCAGTGCATCCGGAAAACGAATTACGCGCGGCCACGCCAGACGGTCCGCAGTTTTATAAAACGATGTCATAGGAGCGATCATGAGCGAAATTATTCAAATCGTGCCCAGTGATTGGGTGACAGAAGACCTGCTTGTGAAAATGACAGGGCTTCGCCCGGGAACGATAGCGAGAGCCCGTAAAAAAAGCTGGCTATGTGGCAGGGAGTACGTCCATATGTCGCCGGACAGCATCCCAAAGGAAAACAGCGAGTGCTTGTATAACCACAAAGCGATCGACCTGTGGGTTGAGAGCCTCAAAAAGAAACAGCCGGGTGCGCGCCAATGAAGATCCGTTTATGCTTAGCGGGCTCTTGGACGTCAGGAGGGAATAATGGCTAAGTCAGCATACCCAACAGGCGTGGAAAACCATGGCGGGACGCTCCGCATATGGTTCATCTATAAAGGCAGCCGGGTGCGTGAAAGCCTCGGCGTGCCGGATACACCAAAAAACAGGAAGGTCGCTGGCGAGCTGCGCGCATCGGTGTGCTTTTCGATAAAGACCGGCAACTTCAACTATGCCGCTCAGTTTCCGGACTCACCTAACCTGAAAAGGTTTGGGGTAGAGAGCAAGGAAATCACCGTGCTGGAGCTGGCGAATAAGTGGCTTGAACTGAAGCGCATGGAGATCAGCACCAACGCGATGTCTCGCTATTCATCTATAGCGCGCAACATGGTGCCGAGGATTGGTGGTGACAGGCTTGTATCTGCGGTGACGCAAGAAGACCTGCTGTTTATAAGAAAGGAATTGCTTACCGGTTATCACACGCTGAAAGTCGGGCAGAAAACGCCGGTTAAAGGCCGCTCTGTCAGAACGGTCAACAACTACATGAAGATCATGGGCGGGATGTTTAAGTTTGCCGCTGACAGCGGGTATGTCCGGGTGAATCCGTTTACCGGGATCGCCATGCTCAAGCGGTCACGATGCGAGCCTGACCCGCTGACACGAGAGGAGTTCGTCAGGTTGATTAACGCCTGCGCCCACCAGCAACTGAAAAACATGTGGTCTCTTGCCGTCTACACCGGTGTGCGCCACGGCGAACTCGTTTCGCTGGCCTGGGAAGATATCGACCTGAAAGCGGGCACAATGATAATCCGCCGGAACCACACGTTAACGAAGGAGTTCACCCTCCCGAAGACGGAGGCCGGGACGGACCGCATCATCAACCTCATTCAGCCAGCTATCGACGTGCTGAAGAGCCAGGCAGAACTGACACGCCTGGGTAAGCAGTATCAGGTTGAGGTGAAGCTGCGCGAGTATGGCCGTACCGATGTGCATCCTTGCACGTTCGTGTTCAACCCGCAGATCGCATCACGTAATGGCCGTGCCGGGCATCATTACGCAGTGGGGTCGATTAACCAGTCGTGGGAAGCGGCAATGCGACGCGCCGGGATTCGCTATCGCAGAGCATACCAGTCCCGACATACGTATGCATGCTGGTCGTTAGCTGCCGGTGCTAACCCGAACTTCATCGCGAAGCAAATGGGCCACACCGACGCGCAAATGGTTTACCGGGTGTACGGATCCTGGATGGCTGAAAATAACCAGGACCAGGTACTCATCCTCAACCAGAAATTGAGTGAGTTTGCCCCATCCATGCCCCACGCAGTGGGATCGGATGGTTATTAA